GGCCTTGTCGCCCTGCGTTTCGAGCGTGGCGTACAGGCTTTTCGCCTCATTGGTGAGCAGTTGCAACGCCGTGCGCTGCGTTTTGATCTGGTCTGCGTAACTCATCATCACTCCTTGATTGCAAAGTCGAGAAAGGCGAGCTTGCTTCGCATGAGAGTGAGTGATGCGCCTACGGGCGGATCGGCTCGGCTCTTGTCGCCGCTGGTGGAGGAATCGCCGGCGCAATTCGTCGCGCCTAAATCGCACGCCATGGTATGCACGGCGTTGATCATCGTCTGGTCACTGGTGCTATGCCGCGCGCCAACCTTGATCTGCATTTTCACGTTGCTGATCAGCCGGCTCGCCAGCTGCATGTCGCCGGCGGCTGCCTGGCTGCCCATGGCCTCAATGCCGTCGATCTCGCCGCCGATGAAGGCCAGCAACAAGCGCAGCGCGCCGATCAGCTGGGCCATTTGCGCCGGGTCGTCGCACTCATCATCCAGGAGCATCGCAATCGCCTGGACCGCGCTGCACGCGCCGTACACGTCGTAGCACTCGCTCCACAGGTCGTAGCCGTCCATCGACTTGATCTGGTGCAATGTGCGGCGCAGCTTGGACGCGCTGGGGGTGGCGAGGGACTTGGATGCTGCGGTCGCATCATTCGCGCCAAAATTGCAATCGCTGGTTTCGAATAATTTCTGCTCTTGGAGTAGCCGCACGCGCATGCCGTCGCGCTGTTCGAACGCGACCTTGATCGGGTCGTAGCCGTAACTCATTTGCAGCGGCGCGCCGGCTTTGATGTTCAAATAGACTTCATCGGCGCGCGGGGTCGTCAGATATTCGCGCGTAACTTCCGCGCCGCCGGTCGCCTCGGGGTACAGCGCTTTCGCGGCGTCGGGCAGCTCGTTGCGTCCAACCTCGCGCAGCGACTTAATGATCGCCGTGGGCGGTTCGCCATGCTGGTGGCTCCACAGATGCAGCACCTGGTTGCCGCGCTCCTTGATCGTTTTTGTGAAGCTGCCGGCCATGCCAACGTCCGTGTAGGCGTCGATGTTGCCAAAGACCGAGTAGATCCCGGTCACATCACGGTCAACAATCTTGGTGGTAAAGGTCGGCATGTGTTTAATTTGCAAGGATCGCCTCCTTACTGTGACCGTTCGATTTGATTGGCACCGCATCGGGCGCGGGCGCGGCGGGCGCGACGACGACGGGCGCGGGCGGCGTGGGCAGCGTGCCGACGTTGACGATCTGGCCCGTGGGCAGGATATAGAAATCGTCCGCCGTGGGATCGGGGTCGCGCCCAATCGTCGATCGATACTCGCTTCTTGAAATTCCCCCAGATCGAAAGGCCAGTTCGGCGCGCTTCTGCACCGCATCCTCATCGGGTTGCAACGCGCGGACGAGCGACGTATCCCAGAACAGCCGCACATCCTCATTCAGAATGCGGTCAACCGATTCGAACTCGGCTAAGAGCGACCATGTGAGCCACGCGCGCCACTCTTTCAGTAGCGGACTCATCGTCAGATCCCAGAAGGCGGTCTGCGCCGCCGCCATGTTGCTGTAGGTGCTGCGCGACAGGCCGAAGTACGAGTAGATGATCAGCGGTGGGACGCCAAAGGTCATGCAGATGCGCGACTCGGACACGCCGCGCACAATCTGACTCTCCAGCTCGTCCAGGTTGCTGCCGATCTTCTCGTAATCGCCGTTGTCGTCGAAGACCGCGACATCGTGTTGCCGCCCCTGCCGGCTGAACATCGCGCGCCAGCGGTTGCGAATCCCATTGGCCTGATCGGTCGTCAGCGTGCCTTTGACCTTGATTCTGCCGGAAGGAACGCCGCCATTGTTGAAGAAGCTGCGCACATAATCGGTTTGCGCGCTGTCGCCGTCGATGGTCGAAAGCGCGACGGCCATGCGCGCCGGCCGCGTCCAGTCGCCCCTGCGAATCAGTAGTTCGTCGGGGCGAAAGTCGATGTGCGCTTGCCCCGACTCTTGCCAGCGGTAGACCAGGCCCGCGCCCAGATCCATCGGCGTGATCGACGCCGGGTTCAGCGGGTTCAGCCCGACCAGGCCGCCGGCGCCGGAGGTGAGTCGTTCGGCGTAGCTGATGCCGGCGACATCCATCGACGCGATCCAGTTCCTGATCAGGTCGCTTTCGCCCATGCGACTGTTTGGCCTGATCAGCAGTCGCCGTAGCGGGTGGTTCGGGATCGGCGCGTAGGAGCCGTCGGCCTGACGCGCTTGGACAATCAGACTGCAATCGGCGGCGGCGGTCGCGCGCGTGTCGATGCATGCGAAAGAAATCTCAGATCCGACAAAAGCGCGCTCTAAGGTGCGCCGGTCGTAATTCTCTAGTCGAGAACGCTTTGCCGGTGTGCCCACCGCGCGCGCGCCGTCGTCCGTGCGCGCGGCGACGCTCGGGGCGCGCTTGCGTCCCATGTCGGCGATCAGCTGGCTGGCGTCCCATGGCGGCATACGGTTTCCAAACAACAAAAAAGGCACTGCGATACGGGTGTATCACAACGCCTGAAGGCTTGCGCGTATTGGCGATGGGTATCTTCTATTCGGTGGCGAGTAGCTGATCCAGCGTCTGTAACAACGCGATCAGCAGTCGGCGCGCGGTGCGCAGTAAGGCATATTGGGCCGGCGTGAAGCGCGCCGCTGTGTCTATTGTAGCCGATCTGTCAATCTGCTGCTGCATTTACAAAAACACCCCTTGACTTTGCCCTGCGAATGATGCGGCGAAAAAGGCCAGGCTCATAATTTCGTCGGCGGTATGATCGTCCGACCACTGCGCGGCGATCAGTGCGGCGCGCTCGCGTGCGTCGAACGTCGCGCGGATGTCGCCGCGCTCAAACAGCAGCTGTAAGGATTGCAGCGCGTTCATCTTACTTTTGGCCGTCGTGAGAAACGGCGTCGCGACCACGTTCAGATTCTCCACGACCGGATCGCCAACGCCCGAACTCTCTACCACCAGCTGCCCCGGATAGCGCCGGGAGACCGTTTCGATCTCCGCTTGGATTCGTGGATACGGCACGCGCTCTAAGCGGAAGAAGTTTGCACGCCGGTAGGGTTTACTCGCCAGCGAGAAGGTATTGATTACCGTCGCATCCCTTCTTCGCCCCACGTCAACCGTCGTGATCCACGGCCCCGCCGTCGGCAGTTCGTAGGGCAGCCCGGCACGGTCAATGTCAGCGATGGAAAACAGCGTCAGCTCGCCCTCGGTGAACTCCGCGTCCACCTCCTGCGCGACCACCAGCGCCGGCATACTCGCGCGCATCGCGGCGATCTCGTCGCGGGGAATGAACGGATTCGCGTCGGTGGGCATCTGCCAGTGTGCCCACGATGGATCGCGCCCTCCCAGCTCCAGAGTTCCCAGAAGCCGTTGCGCCCCTTGGGCGTCCCAGAAAGCCACGCATCGCCGCTGAGATCGGCCAGCGTCGGGCGGATCGCGGCGTGCCACGCCTCCATCAGCCGCTTGACCAGGCCCGCCTCGTCGATGATCACGCGCTTGTACTTGCGACTGCGGCCCGCGTCGGGATTGTCGAGCGTCCAGAAGTCGAGCATGCCGCCGGTGATTAGCTCCATGCGATGCTCGTTGGCGTTGGTGCGCTTCATGATCGGGGAGAGCGTATGGTTGAGCGACCGCCATGCTTCTAAAAGCAGGCTGTAGTTTGGCCCAAAGTAGGCAACGGGATACCCGTCGAGGGCCGGTCGAATGAGCATGTCACAGAGCATCGTGGTTTTCCCAAAACGACGGCCATTCAACCGCAGGCGAGGGCATTAAAGCGCCTCGCCTGCGACCGTATTTCCTTTTGTGCGCTATGGAGTCGTGGGAGGCGGAGTTCCGTCGTTGTCATCGTAGATAACCTTAATCGTGGTGATACCACTCCCGTCGATTTCGGCGCGCTCCATCGGCTTGCCGAGTATCCGATTCACCAGGTACTCATTCGCTTGCCGATCCTTGTCGGCGACGCTCACTTTGCGCTTGACCAGCACCTGCTGATCGGCGGGCAGATCAGGGAACGCGCGGCGGGCAAACTCCCCACTGCCGATGTAGATCAGCCCCGCCGGCTGAAACTCTTCTTCGACGCGCTCGTAGCCGCCGTTCGCCAGCACGAACAGATTATCAATCAGCTCAGGGAGGCGCTGGGCGATCTGCTTTTCGGCGCGGGCAATCGGGCGGGCGAACGTTTGCGCGCGGCGCGGGCGTCCGGTCGGGTTGCCTGATTTTCCTTTAACGAATGCCATGCCGCATTGATCCGACTGTTATTATCAATAAAAACAACGATCTACCGCCCGCCCGCACATTCCCTGATTCTCGTGACCAACTGCGACTCAGCCCGCAGATCGTCGGCGCTGGGCGCGTCGGGCGCGGGGCGCTGCTTCGCGCAGCCGCACCATTCTTTCGCCAGCTGACAGGTCGTGCAGATCATGTAGTCGCCGCGCTTCACGTAGCGGATCGCCGGCGGCGTGGTGATGGGCGTGCTCAGCTGTGCCAGCCCCGCGCACACGTCGCGCAGCACGTACACGCGCGCATAGGCGTCGTGTCCTACGTCGGGATAGGCGTCTGATCCTAGATCACACATCACGATCCTCCTAGTGCAGTATAGGCGCATGCGCCTACCACGAACCAGCCGAATACCCACAGCGCAATCAGCGCGCACCACAGCGCGGCGCGGGCGAACCGCAGCGCGCGCGTCACGAGTCGGCGGGCGGGCGTGGATCTGGCACGCCGCGTCTGATTAATACAGGACAGGATCGCCAGCCGCTCATCGCTGCCTTGGCACCGCAGACCGCCGCCTGATTATTCGAGTCCAATTCCAGCAGGTTGACTTTGACATGCCGCGCCTTGTCTTTGGGCATACTCCAATCGACCACCTGACAGGTGCGCT